GTGTAACTATATTTGTTATACATATGGTGTAGGCCTATGCTAGTTAAAAAAAGCCCCGATTTCTCGGGGCTCTTTTATAAGAAATATTATTCCTTTACTAAAATTAGATGGTGTTCAATCCACTAACGTAGATCTTACCATAGAATTCAGGACGTAACATCTTTTTAGCATAGCGAGTCAAAAGACCTTTACGTGGTGTGAAGGTTTCTGGATCGTAAACCAAAGGAGTCATAATCATAGGAATGTAAGGAGCAAATACAGCACCAGATTCCAAGAATTGTGAACCTTTGTAACCTAACAAGATTACGTTTTCAGTCATGTAAGGGTTTTTGTAAACCTTGTAACGACCGTTTACTGAACCTACTTTTTGTACACCGAAAGCATACTCCATTTGTTCAGCTTCACCATTGTTAGTAGAAGCAAATCCAGGGATTGATTCTAAAACAGTTGCGATTGTAGGAGAAGTTACTAAGAAGTTAGCACCTCCACGTAAAGTCAACTGGTGGATTCTGTTGCTCAATTTTTGGATTTTAGTACCCAAAGTTTGGAACCATTGTCCTTGAGTGTTGTAGAAACCTGCAGAACCGAAAGTACCAGTTGTGCTGATAGTTTGGTTGTTAATAGCAGACCAGTACTCAGTACCAGCAGCAGCATCTTCAATCAACATATCCAAGATTTCAAGATCAATTTCCATAGAAATGTACTCACTCATGATGTTAGTCAATTCAGCTTCAGCATCGATGTTCTGATAAGCAGCTAAATCTTGAGCAAATTCAGGAGTCCATACAGCTTTCAATTTCTTGGTTTTAGCTGTAATAGCTTGAGATTGCATTTTAACGTTGATCTCAGGGATAACGATAGTAGCATTGCTTTGTGCGTTAGGAATAGAATAAGAACCTGAATCCTCAAAATCACCTCTTAATTGGTCAGTAGTTAACTTGTTGTAGAAAACAGTAGTAACTGTAGAAGTACCGATGTTAGTAAAGCTAGCAGAAGCGGTAAAGAAGAAAGAAATAGAACCAGCAGTGTAGTTGTAAGTAGTAAATTGAGGTAACAATGAAGATGAGTTAATGATATTACCACTTGAAGATACTGGAGTAAATCCTCTTACTGAATCAGCATCAAAGTTAGATAAACTTGAAGCAGAAATAGTAAGTTTGTAGATACTACCAGGACCAGCAACAGAAGCTGAGAAAGTACTATCAAAGTTTAATTCACCCCAAGAAGCTGAAACTATTGAACCGTTACCAGCAGCAATACCAGGTAATACGTTAGCTAAAGAAGCAGTTGAAGTTACAGATGCTGAAAATTGGTTAGTTGAGTAAGTAAACTTGTTTACAGGGTTGTATAAACCACCTTTAGTATCAGGAGTAGCAAATGGGAACTGACCTGAAGCATTTCTGTCACCATATAAAGATGAGTTAGCAGTAAATGGGTTCTTAGTGTTACCATATTGAAAATCCAAGAAGAACACTAGACCTGAAGGCATGTTCATAGGTTGAACTGAAACGAATTCTTTAGCTACGATGGTACCGAATACCTTACGAACTAAAGGTAATGCAATACCAGCCCAGTTTTCACCTTGAGTACCAGAAGTGAATCCAGAGTTAGTAGCGATTGTGTTAGTTTCAGTTACTAATTGTTTAGCTTGGTTTTCTAACAAGATTGACATGTTGTTTTTATCAATCTCGCCTAAACCTTCCAATAAGCCAGTTTTGGTCCATTTGTTGGCCAATCTAGCAGCGTCGCCTTGCAAGCTCTTCCAAGAACCAGCAGCGCTTTCTAATAATTGTTGTACGTTTGACATTTGTTTTGTTTTATTTTTTTGTTTTTTTATTTAATAATATTAATTCCGGCTAATTTTTGCCACCTTGCAACCTGATCATTAGCTTCCATAATTGGTTTCTTCGCAGCAACACCTGTTACTTTAGAAGCACTACCACGTAGCAATGATTCATTCATTGGAGCTTTCTTTTCAACGAATCCTTCTGATAAGGTTTCGAATACTAATTTGGCTTCTTTAACACTAGCTGCTTTATCAAAAGCGGCTAATATTTTTACTTTTTGTGATTCAGTTAAAGTTTTAGCTTTAAAGATTTTGTTAGTGTAAAGTAATTTAGCGTTGAATAAGTTAACCTCTTGAAGTTCAGTTCTAATAGTAGAAACAGTTGATAAAGCTTCTTTTAATTCTTTTTCAGCTTTTTCTTTAGCTTTTTTAGCTTCTTCTACTTCTTTTTTCATTTTCTTTACTTCGGCCATCATTTCAGCACCCATTTCCATTTCACCTTCTTCACCTTCTTCACCTTCTTCGCTTTCCATGCCTTCACCACCTTCTAATTCGCCAGTTTCAACCATGTCAGCAATTACTGATTCGATGAATGATTTAAGATCGTCTTCAGACATGTTTTCAAGATCAATTTCTTCATCTTGATCATCAGGAACTCCATCAGCATCTGAATCTTCCATTTTACCTGCTTCTAATTCAGCATCTTCTGCTTCAGCTAAATTACCGTGTTCGTAGTCGCCTGTGGGATCGTTGATTGTGCCTAATCTTTCATCTACTGAATCATCACCTTCTTCTAATTCATCTAATTCTCTTAAAAGTTCATCTAGGTCCATTTCGTCCATTTCTTTAGCTTCATCCATTCCCATTTCGTCCATGTCCATTTCGTCCATTTCTTTTTTGTTCATGTGTTTTGCTTCTTCCATGTCATAATTTTCATCCATGTCTTTTTCTTTCATTTCTGTCATCTCTTCTTTAGCTTCATCCGCTTCATCCATTTCGGCTAACTTTGCAGCTAACTTTTCTTTCAAATAGGGAGTAAAGGCTTCTTCAAGAGCGACTTTTGCATTGGCGATGGCTGTTTCCTTAACAGTCTTAGCATCGGCAATGGCTTCTTTTAATAAGTCTCTGTTTGCCATTTTGTTTGTTTGTCCTCAAATAATTTTTGTTGGAAGTACGCTTATTAATGACTTTAAAATCGCGAGAATAAGAAACCCTCCTTTTTCGGGGAGGGTCGATCAAAGGATACTATCCTAAGAGGGGTTAAAATATTGGACATGTGCCATTAGCACATAAAATTTCTGTTAATAAAGAATTAACCTTTGAATAATCAATTTCACTGTATTCTTTACTTTCTCTAACTAGATTCATATATGAACCTGGATTGGAAGGTGTTGATACGAAGTCCCAACACAATAGTTCAAAATCGTCTTGTACTTCTAAAGTACCTTCTCCTAATGGTTTTAAACTACCCATTCCACGAGATGATACACCTACCATAACATTGTTATCTATAAGTGCTTTTAATATATTACCAGATACAGTAGGTAAAATTTCAACCTTACCCATTACTTTATCTCCGTTCCACCAAACTTCTCTAATAACATGGGATACGTTTTTTAAAGAAATAATAGATGATTCAGGATGATCTAATTCACCTGTTGCTCTATTTTCTTTAACCATTTGTTGGTACTTATCAATTTCACGTTCCCACAAGTCTTTTGGATAATATCTACCATTACCATTTTTTACTTCGGCTGTAGCTAAAATACCTTCAACTAAAGGATTACCGGAAGGTGCTTTTAACCCCTCATGTAATTGTGTACTTGATACACTAAATGGAATGGTTTCTATTAAAACTTGTTTCATTATTTAAGATTTGAAAGGTCGTAATTTTCTGAGGTAGTTTCTTCGGGTTGTTCAGCCTCGTCAATAACTTCTTCTTTAGCTTTACCAGTCATTTTTTCATAAAGTTTCATGGTTTTAGCTTTATGTTTTTCAAGTTCTTTGATTTCTTTATTAAGAACTTTAATCATTGAAGGATCAATCATTTCAGCTAAATCTTCTGATTCGGCTAATTCTAGTTTAGCTTTACGACTATTAATTGCTTCATCAATAGCGTTTAATTTAGCTTCTAAAGCAACAGCAGCACTTGTCTTTTCTACTTCTTTCATATGAGTAGCAATATCGGGACGTTTTGCTTCTGTTAAATCACCATATCCACTTGATTTGAATTTACCTTTAGGATCTTTTGGTTGTTCTTGTTGAGTATATCCAATCCCTTTAATACCAAAAGAAGCATTTTTATGGTAGTAATTAACATCCTTAGCCATATTTTTAGCTACCATTTCTTTTAACTCGTTTACAGTTTTATCAGCATTTTTAGGATCTCCCATTTCAGCTAAATAACCCATCAAAAATGATTGACCATATAAATTATCAATATTTTTATCATCCTTATAGTCATAGTTTTTAGTTTCAAGATCAACTAAATCTTTTTCCATTTCTTTGTTATGGGATTTTACTTCAGCTTCAAATATTTTAAACCAATTCTTTTTTGGTTGAGGAGCTTGAATTTCTTCATTTAAAATACTTTTAGATTTTAATATGTGAATAGTAGTATTAAAATCAGTTAAAGAAGTAATATAATCAGGGAACTGAAGTCTTGCTGATTTAAGGAAGAATTGTTTATCTCCTTTACCTTCTTGAATTAGATTGTATAAATTTTGAAGTGTCATTTTATTGTTTTTTAAATAAGTCTATTAAATCGTTTAAATAATCTTGAGCCATGTCCGTGCCATAAATAACAGAAAAATTAGGGTTTTGACTATAAGTTTTTATAGTATCCTGTTTTGCTTGTTGTATTAATGGTACTAATGTATTTAATTGTTGTTCTAATGTATCAAAAGCTTTTAATCTTTCTCTAACCCAATTTACTAATTCAGGATTAGGAACGTTTAAGTCTGAGATGTATTGGTCTACATTAAATTCGGCTTCTTTTAATTGGTTTTTAGGAGATAATTTATATTTGTATCCACTAAATGCTTTTGGAGTAGCATAATTTTCACCCGATGTTCCTGATGTAAATCCTGCTTGTCCTGCTCCTCCACCTGTTGTGCTTTCTTCTGAAAGCGATTTTACTTTATTATACTCTTCGGGATAATTTTTCCTTAAATGAGTACGGTAATCATTTACAACCTCTCTTACTTGGGAAGCTATTTGTCTAATTTTAAAATCATCTTTAGCTCCTGGTTGTTTAATTAAGGCATCAAATAATTCTTTAGATTTATGAAGTGTTTCAAATGCACTTTCATAATCAGCTACTTTTTCAACAGACCATTCAACAGCACCGGAATCAGGGTCAATAGATGTAACGGTATATTTAGTGCCGCCTTGTACATCTATATCTCCTACCTTAATTTCCTTAAGTTTATATTTAAACTGTGCCATGAATTGTAGTTAATTCCTCTAATAGTTCGTAGTATTGTAAAAGGTTAACCAAATCATCATTACCAATTTTAGATATTTTATTTAATGGAGTGATGATATTATTTATTTCATTGATTTTGATACTAATTGCTTTATTTTGAACTTTTTTATTTAATTCAGTTAAAGTAGATTTAATTTCTGTAATTTTAGTATTATAAAATACTCTTAATTTAGGAGTAGAATCAACTGAATTAATAAATTCTTTTAATACCGTTTTTTGGTTATCATTTAAATCAGCATACTTACCATTAAATTTTTCTAACATAACTTTATATGTTAAAATCCTAAGATCTTTATCGTATGTTTTAAATTCCTCCATAACACTATCTTCAACTTTTGATTTTTCAACAGATTTAGAAGATAAATGTTCTAACAAAGCTAATTTATTGGAAATAATCTGGTCAGGAGTTGATAACATATCGCTGTTATATACCTCTATTAGCGTATATAATGAAGCATAAGCTTTGTAATTTGGCAATTTAGTTTTAAAGAATTCCTCTAAGTTATAATATTTTTGGACTTCGCTAATTAAATTATATTTTTGCCTTTTTAAAGCTCCTCTATTTAAATCTTTAGATGATTCAACTAAAGTGTTAATTACCGCCTCAGCCTTACCTTCAGTAATATTTTTATATTTAGATAGAGCTTCGTACAATTTGTACTCTCTACCTAATTCTGTTTTTACAAAGTATTTTTTCAGAATACCTGTTGCTTTTGAATCTTTTCCTGACAGTGTATCAGCAGTAATTTGTCTTACCAAAAGTTCAAATAAAAGTCCCGTATTCTTATATTTAGAATGTTTAATGTTCATTCTCAGAGTTTTGTTATAAATATATAAAGATCCTTATTCCTTTAACTTACTTTCATCCAACAATGAATCACCATTATTAATAGTATTAAATACTAATTTTTTAGTTAATGATTCTAACAATGTTTTATTTTTAGCTTTTATTTCTAAAGCTAATGGAGAAGTGTTTTTAACTGATTTTCCATATCCTTCTTGGTCATCATTTTTCATAGCATCTCTACCTAATCTATCTTTACCAAAAGCATTGTCTTGAGTATTAATATTAGATGCTTTCTCTTTAGGACGACCTAATGGTACGTTTTCATCGTATCCGTCAGGTACTTGCATATCTTCATATCTTCCTCTACCATATAATGAAGCTAAATCGTGTGGTGTACCATATGATTTACCTGTTTCTAATGGGTCGTTTCCTTCTTCACCTATTTGATTATATCTAAAGGTACGTTTTTGGTCTTGAGCAATCAAATCTCTCATTTCCTCGTACTGATCTTGGCTAAAGTGGAATATATTTTCATAAATCCAATCAGTAGATATTAATTTAGTTTCTAACATTGAGGCAGCTAAATCCATTTTTTCCTTCATTAATGCAATACGTTCTTGATCATAAATGATAGAAGGTGTTGTTAATGATAATTCAAAGTTAGTTAAGCTATCTGCTGTATAACCTTGTGTATATAAATGTACTAAAGCAATTTTATATAATTCGGATAAAATAACTCGTTGGATACGATCAATTGTACGAGCAAATCTAATATCCTCGGCAGCTAATGTTGCTTTACCTTGTAAATTCTCATCGTAACCCATAAATGCTTTAGGCACTTTAAGGGCAGCAAATAATTTATTTCTTAAATATTCAACATCAGCAATACCATCATAATTTAATCCACCTAAATTTTCTATTTTAGTAGATGTATCATTACCACGAATTGGAATATAAAAATCTTCTAATAAATTTTGTTGATTGTATTTTAAATTATACTCACCTGTTTTTTCATCTATTAATGGAGTACGTTTCATGGTAGTAATTGTTTTCTGCATGAAATTATCTACTTCATTTGGAGGAATAGAACCTACGTTAATATAGAATACACGACGATCAGGTGAACGAGATATTCTATGAATTAACATAGCATCTTCCATCAAAGCATATTGTTTATAAATCCTACGAGCTGGTTCAATATAACTTCTACCATAAGGCAAATAGTTAACATCTGTCATTAAACGGAAGTGAGCCATTTCATAATTTTCAAAATATATGTGTTGGGAATCTTTTTGAGCAGTTAAATTAGGTGTAGGATAATATCCTGAACTACCACCATAAATTCCATCTGGTGAGTATTTGAATCTTACTGCGTTTGGATGTTCTTTATCGTAATTTTCTTGTCTGTCAATATGATAAGCCGTAAAAGGAATAACATTATAAACACCAAATTTTTCAGCAATTTCTAATTTAAGGAAAAAGTCACCATATTTACACATTTGGCGAATCCAAGACCATAAGTTAAATTCTACGTTTAATACATCATAAAATAAATTATATAATATTTGTTGAATATCCTCATCATTAGATCTGATTTGGAGTACTTCTCCCATTTCATTTCTTAAAGTAGCTTCTTCGGCTATTATATCAAGCGCAGATGCAATAATCGCATCGTTATCCATAATATCATAGTCCGAGTATATAAACGTTCTAAGATACTGATAGTTAATATTAACTTGTTGACCATACAAAGATGATGCTGCTGGTGAATAAATTCTATTGAACCTATCCATTAATGAGTTTGTTGCTACATCTCCGGAACGTTGGATACTATCAACGTCTAAAACCTTTAATTCATTACCCCCCTGATTTCTGATGATAACATCAGTGGAGAATAATCTTTGTAGACGTGTAAATAAACTAGTGTTTGCCATTTGTGTTTGTTATAAATATTATAAGAGCCAATCAATATTTTCTTCCCCATTTCCCGTCTTTATTATGTATGGGTTTTGGATTGAATTTCTGTTGTAAACTCCTTGAAATGAAGAACCTCCTTTAGTAAAATTATTTAAAGTTGCTCTTGTTAAATCATGAGATTGTTGTTGAAATTTTAATGATGTATCTCTCAAATACATAGCAACACCAAAAGGCATTACTAAATCATCATTATAACCTGTTTGAGCTTCTGGTCTACCGTTTTTCCAAATAAACACTTTCATTTCTTCTAATAATCTTTTAGAACGAATAGTTACAGAACGATCTCCAACATACTCTCTAAATTTATTTACTATTAAAGGTCGTGTTCTCATTGACATAGTAAACCCAGGTGTAACATTATCGCTATTTTCATATTGGTTAAAATACGAATCAGATGTTAAAGTATCACTCTTAGGTGAATAATAGACGTTTCTATATCCTCTTTCTAAAACAGATTCAATAGCTGCCCATCCAATAGAGGCATTTTCTACTACTAATAATGCTAAATTATACTCTGTGGCTACACCTACTAAAAAGTACCCAAATTCTTTAGGTGACATTTGTCCCTTATATTCAGCTACTTGAGTATTTGTAGCAATATCCATTATATGAAAGGTTGAGAAGTCTTTACCATCACCTCTAGCTACGTCTGCTACTACCATATACTCGCGTGTATAGTCTGCAGGTTCCCATACCCATAGATTCTGGTCTGCTCCTCTCCTTTCAAGTGGATCTTGTAATGTTGTTTCTTTAATAAAATCTAACCATTCATTGTAAAATACAATATCTCCTGATGTACTAAAATCGCAATCACACTCTTGTGATGCTAATCTAGGATCTCCTAATAATTCATCTTGACGTTTTCTCCAGGTTTCGTCTCGTTCAGGGTGAACAAACCAAGGCAATTTAATAGGTAAAAAATCGTTTTCAGCTCCTTCGGCTGAAACCCATGTTTTATGGAACCAGTTTCCTGTGCCGTAAGGAGTTGATAGTACGATTGCACCACCACCAGTTGCTAAAGTTTGTTGAGCTGAAGCCCATATTTCACCAATATTTTCAATAAAAGCAGCCTCATCTACTATCAACAAAGATACTGCTTCTGAACGACCTGCGTCTGAAGATGCTGAAGTGGCTTTAATTTGAGAACCATTACTTAATCGTAATGTTAATTTGTTATGTTCGTCTGCTGGTATTTTAAGCCATGAAGGTAAGTTATCATACATAAACTTAACCTTAGTAACCATGTTTTTAGCAGTTTCTTGCTTAGTTGCAATACAAAGTACGTTTTTATCCTTCTGGAATAGCATTAACCATAAAGAATAACCAGCTGCTAATGTTGATATACCTAGCTGACGGGATTTTAGTACAATTGAATATGGATGATCTTTCCAAAGATTTAATACTTTATCTTGGAAAGGATATAAATTAAATATTACTCGACCTCTTTGTGGGTGTTGAATATTACAATATTTTTTCATAAAATGGGCAGGATCCTGCACACATTTCATGTATTCCTGTTTGATTACTTCTTTTAAATCTACATTACTCATAGAGCTATTAATAAGCCCGATATGATTCCTAGAATTCCACTAATGTAACCTAAATTTCTTCGCTTAAGGGCAGTTTTATATTCGTTTTTATACAACGTAACTTCTTTATCTTTATTTTCAATTAATTGTTTGTAATCACTTTCATTTTTTATGTACAAAGCAATTTGAGCATCTTTAATTTTAATAATGCTGTCTTGATTAAATACAATTTTATCTAAAAGTGTAATAGAATCACGAGTAACTCCTAATTGATCCTTTAAATAATTTCTTTCTGTTTTAACTACTAATGCCTTTTTTAAGGCAATACAAGGTACACAACAAGTTGAATCATTCAAAAGCACTTGCGAACTCAAGGGCAGCATCAGCATTAGACATAGCAACGATGCGATTATGTTCTTCATTATATTTTTCTTTATATTCATTTGCTTTTTTATTCAAATTACCTAATTTTTTCTTATCCTCATTAACCATACTTCCTAAAACACAAGCCATAGAATCTAATTGTTTAATTTTAACTGTAGTAGAATCTATTGCACTGTATAGTGAATCGTTTTGAGCGTGTAATCTATCTAACTCTGCTTGAAATTTTTTATGAGATGGTAAAGTAAACATAACAACTAATGTTGCTATTAGCGCTCCTAATCCAAAACTAATTATAGGTTTCATATTATCCAATCAAATCTCCAGTATCAATTTTAACGTCTCTTTCTTTGAACGCTTTAACTAATTCTGGTTTCTTAATAAATTGTTTTAAGGCCGCCATTTTTTTAGTACGCTCATCTCCTTTTTCCATACCTTTTACTTTGGTAACTAAAGTTTTAAGTTTAGATTTAAAGTCTTCAAATTGGTCTGTTGGGATTTTGAATTTAGAAACAGTTTTTACTTTTTCTTTAGCTAATTCTGCTTTAGTAGGTTCTCTATCTTCGTCTTCTTCCTGTAAAGTAACACTACCACCTGTTTTTAAGGTATTTAAAGCTGTGTTTTTATCTTTGGCGGCTGCGAATTTTGGATCTTTTTGTAAAGCCGCTACTGCACCTACTCCTACATATGTTCCTTCATCTACAGATTCTTCAGATAAAATTTCGTATATGTTATCTTTAATTTGTTTTTTTAATTCAGATAATTTCATATCCATAAATATTAACCAAAAATTGTTCCTTTCATTTTTGCAATACGTTCCTCAGTAGTACCCGATAATTCAACTAATTTTTTAATTTTATGATTACTCCTATATAATATTAATTTAATTATACTATCAATAGTTTCTCTATATTTTAAATCTGTTTCACGAACTCCATTATCCTCCATCTCTACACCTTCAGGTGATACATAAAACACATAATCATATTCACCTACTAACTTATAAGCAGCATCACAAAACGCTTCAGCATCATAATATTCAATTGATTTAGCTGCTTTAGTAAACGCCATAACATCAATTACAGTTCTATCTGTAATCAGATTTTCATTCATTAATTCAGCACAACGTTCAGCTAAAAATATAAACTGACCTTTTAATGTAGAATCTGTATTCAATGGAATACCTAAATCACGTAAATACTTAGAACGCTCAGTAGCAAAATTATACCCTTCAAATTCAGGTAAATTCATTAAAGCATTTACCAATGTAGTTTTACCTACACTCATTGTTCCACATAAACCTATTTTCATATTAGTTTCTATTTTGACCTGCTTGACCTATTGCTGTTTTATACCACGGAAGACCCTCACGATTACGTCTTGCTTCTTTCCAACCGTCTTCTGTATATTGAATACCATGAA